TAATACATGTTCCAGTCGAATGTAAGATCGTTTGCAACATATAAAACGTAACCAGTATCCATACTAGCAATATTTGTATCTAAGTTTTGATAAGATGTAATATTAAAAAGTGTAGCATCGGCATCAGTTAACTTTGCATATCCAGCGTACGGTAATGCATCACTTATAATTCCATAGTCTTCACTAAGCGGGATCCACTTGTCTGTAATTGTAGGTGGTGCTTCATAAAACTTACTTGCTAGTAAATTATAAACACCTTCTTCTCTTTGTTCTATACTAGGTATAGTACGGATTACAGATGGGTTGCCTTTTGTTTCAGTTTCTTTAAGTTGTATCTCAATTCTGTTGTTTACATCAGTGCCGCCAAACTCTCCACTACGTATTGCCCACTCTTCGTATAACTCAATGTCTGAAGTAGTGTTGTCTAGTTTAGCACGTAGTAGTTTGTCAATTGAATTCTTAGTACCTTTTTCACGTATCATACCTTGATAGAATTTTATCTGTGATGTATCGTTAAGGCCTAAATTCTGTAAGTAAGTTCTTGACTGATAACCAATAACACTTTTACCAAATCTGTCAGCATCACTTTCTAAGTTAGCCTCGTCCAAATCGTAAAATGATTCAAAGTTTCCACCTAAGGTATCCCAGTTAGGAAGTAATCCTAATTTGAAACTATCAGTTGGTGCCCATTGATTATAATCAAATGCTGATCCGCTTGTGTGCTTTTTGATTGAAGTATACAACTTGTCGTTATACTTTACAATAGCACCTTTAGAATAATCTGTGTTTTGTATAAATGAATCTACTTTTCCACGATTAAGAATAAAGCCTTGTGCTGTTAAACTTCCATCCCAACCTTGTGTTCTCCATCCTACTAAACGTAATCTGTTTTGTCTGTTACCTAGCTCTGGCTGATATACAATATCATTAAAGACTGTAGTATTGTTTAACACTAGTACATGCTCGTATTGTACTACTTTAAGATCTGCATAATAAATTCCGCCTGCATCTGGTGCTGGTACTAATTCAAATCTGCCATCTTCTCTTTTTGTTTTGTAACTGTCAATTGTTAAACTGTCAAAGTTTTGATTTAGTACTGACTTGCTACTTCCTAAATCACTAACAAGACTGTCAATCATTCCGTCTTCTCGGTTAAACTGTAGAAAGTTAGCACTCGGGCTTATACTAATAACTGCACCTACACCCCAGTTCTGTTTGTTCCAGTAAGCAAATTCTTTACCACTCATTGCCCAGTTTGCAGTAATTACGCCATCAGCAACTTGTTCTGTACTGTTATCAAAATCATATCCTATTAGCGACAAGTAACGACCGTAACCAATTAAGAAGTCAAATACTTGTTGTGGAGATTTAAGTTCAGTACCGTATGCAATCTGTAGTGTAAAGTCTTCTGAGTCTTTGTATTCGTAGTATCGATCTCCTAGTACTTCATGTGTTGTTACGTTGCCACTTTGTACACTTGGTATAACTGTAAAGAACGGATTAGTATGATCGTAACCGTATAATAACCATCCAGTGTCACTACGTTGTACAATTACTCCACTGTATGGAGCCTTAATAATTGGTCCAGTTTTTTGTACATGTAAACTATAATCCTCATCTGGGATAATAACGTTTTCACTAACTGCATTTGGACTTACTTGCTCTGCAAGTACTTTTAAGAATTTTTTATCTGTGTAACTACTTAATTTACATGCTAAATTGATATCCATCTTGTCAACAATATCTTCGAGAGTAGTTGTAGCAACTCCAAGGAATTGCATGTAGTTACCAATGAATGTTGCATATCCGTTTATGATATCACTATCAACAAAAGGAATTTTAATATCAGTACGTTGTATTTGTTTGTTAGTAGAAATATTAACAATGTTATTTGTTAGTGTACTTCTACTAATGATGTCAGTATCATAAACTAATGCAAAATACTTTGCAGGCTTCATTAAGCCCATTGCAATTTGGCATATAAAAGGCCAGTCACTACTTTTCATCCAGGCTGACTGTGCAGGCCCAAAATCATTTAATGTCCAGTTGTTGTCTTGGTCAAAAGTGGTTGAACCTTTAGCAAGTGTCTGCCAAGGTGTACGCAATGAACCATGTGTATCAACTGGAATCATATCTAGTAGATCAGGACGAGCATAGTTTGTATTTGTTGTGAAAGTTATTCCTTCACCGTCACTGTAAACTTTACCATCACGTAGATCTTCCCACAGTACTAAGTTTCCACTTGCGTAAGGTGCTGGACCGTAACGTGTTTCCCACCATGAAGGCTTTTCGTAAATGCCTAACATCTCCCACGGATGTGTATCCGGACGATCTGTATCATAGTAAAAGTTATAAATGCCTCTCCAGAAACCTGGAAGTAATTCGTCTGTTAGTTTATCGTTTAATTGATTATAGTTCCAACTATACTGATTGTCAGATGTAAACTCAGCATTAGTAGTCCAATCAACTCTGTTCTGTATTGCCCATTTTAAGAAAAACTTTGCAATAATATCGTTCTTCTCAATGAGTGTATAACTCGTATCTCTCCAACGTCCGGGCATTACATCTTGAATGTCTAATACTTCTGGCTTGTAAGTTGCTTTAATATTGTTATAAATTCTATTTTCTAATTCAAGTATAATACTATCTAAGTACCCACCAAATGCACGTGTCTTACTTCCATCATGTCCTTGTATCATTTCAACGGCAGTAAAGTAACTGTTATCAGTATACTTGACAGGTTGAAACTTTGGATATAAGCCTAACTTACTAGGAGTAGGCGGAATATAGTTACCAAATGTACTTGTGTAATCAACAATCTTGATAACATCATTTAATGCTAATAATCCTTTTTTAACATCTACTGCGGCACGTATACTACTAAACGTATAGTCAGTTCCGTTTTGTAACTGTACGTTATTACGATATACTAATACACTTCTGCTACTGTTTGTTCCAAGAGCATATGTATTATCAAACTGATAACTTAATTGGCGATCGTCAGTGATAGTATATTTTCTAATCTTTTTATTAGTTCCGTGTCCAGTCATATCACTGTTATAAAATGGAAACGTACTACTTTTTGTGTTGTTAATACTTGCAAGTATTACATCAACTGCACCCGGTATGTCACTAAAATCTAAATCTAATGTATTGGCTGCTTGTATAAACTTCTGCTTAAACTTACTATATTCACTTGCGTTATACTCAACTGACTTAACAAAATTTAAATTGTTGTCTTGTAAGAAAACACTTGGAAACACCATTCCAGCACTATGATGTAAAATGTTACCAGCATGTTCTGAGCTATTAACAATATCTCTTAAGTTACTACTTCCAGGGTAACTACCTTTAAAGTCAGTAGCAGTTTTTAGTGTACTGTCGACATGGTTACGCATTTGTCCTAGCGTAATAGTATCAAACTTAGCGTTGAATGCATTGTTACTAAAGTTAACTGGTACCTGGTAAGTTCCAAATGGTGTTGCTGTGTTACTTAATACTTCAATAATAATTTGTGATTTAGCAGCCGGTGCAGTTGTAAACTCTATAACGTTTCTGCTACCAAATGTCGTTGCACTCCAGCCAGTTGTTATTTCAACATTGTCTTTGTAAATTATAACACTCGGACGTGATGCAGTTGCAGCAACCGGAGCAACTCCTAAGTCAAACTGTTTTGCATCTCCAGATGCAAAGTACATAATTTCTTGATACTGTGTACTTGGGTTAATTACTCTTACCCACCCGTCAGTGTATCTTTTAACTAGTGTAACATCTGTACTTCTAATAAAGCCGGTGTTAACATTTTTAGTTGCACTACCTGTACTTGTTGTATACGAAAAGGTATCAGTACTATAATCATTGTTAAAAGTAATATCGCCGATATTACTAAAGTTTCTGTACTTTAATGCAAATCCTAATTCTTTGTCTGCTGCACCTGTGCCGATTGCATAAGAAAATATCTTGCTTCCTGTAAAGTTATTTCCTATGTAAGACGTTGTATCACTAAAACTTGTACCAGTTGCATCAAAGATATCAAATAAAGGTGCTTGGTTTACTAGTGTCTTTGCTTGAGATAGTTGCCATGCAGTACCAGTCCATTTGTAACTATTTCCTTTGAGTAACGTGCCTTGCTTAACTGCAAACCCTGTTCCAACTGCAATAGTATCTGTTGTGCTTTCAACTAGTCTAACTTCAGTTGATCCGCTGTTTTGAAAGTTAACAATGTTAACTACATAAATCTTATTCTTAACCTCTAGGTTTGTATCTGCACTGAATACAACTCTCATGCCGTCAGTTAATTGTACGCCATCGATTCTAAAAGCACCACTGTTTTGTATAACACTTAATGCATCAGTTGTTGTACTGTCGTATAAGTCAATCGGTACTAATCCAATTTCACCATGATTAAAAAGATTTAAGTTCTTGTTAAACTCGATGATAGGTCTGTTTGCTCTAGCAGTTTGATCCAATGTTGGAATAGTTTTGTTGTGTGTAGCAATAGTATTGACTACTGCTTTATGGTACCAGTGGTTACTTCTGCTCCATGCATTTCTATCTACACTACCACGTCTAACTGTGATGTAATCTTTTGTTCCAGTAGAGTCTAGTTCGTAACTTATATGCTCGTCTTTATTAATTAAGAATATACCATCACCTACACCATCAACAATATATGTATTGCTTTGGTATGTGTTAGGTAAAACAGTTGTATCAAAACTAACATGTAACCCATTAGTAAACTCAACTCCGTTTGGACTTGTGTATGCTTTCTTACCAGTAATCTCGTTGTCAATATCTAAGTGTCTGTAATCAGGATCAATTAGTTTAATAACTCCATAGCGTGTGTCTTCTGTACTATCTTGATAGTATAGCGTACTCACCGGCGCAGTAATTGTTGGTACTACTTGCAAACTATCTACACTAGGGTTCCTGTAGTATTCTTTAGTACTATGAAGTTGTCCTTCATTAATTTGTACTTTTTTGTCTATGTCTATTGCCTGGATAGGTAATAATGTAATCTTGCCACTACCGCCAACTTGTATTCTAAAAATACTAAAACGACTTGCCTTGGGCAATACAGTTGTGGCATCCCAGTTACTATCGTCTTCGGTACTATGTGTAAAGATAACAGTTTTATTTTCAAGGAATAACTGTCCGTCAACTCCGCCAAGTGCTTTAACTTGTGTGACTGTTTTTCCGTTAATTTGTTTATGTGTTAAGTCACTTGCCAAGTCAATTGCTGCAATGTTAACTAATGTTTGTGTAAAAAATTGTTGATCTCTTGACTTAGGAACATTAAATGTTACTGTGCCATTATTTTGTCCGTTATTAGTTACACCAAATATTTCACGTGTACTACGGTTAAAACTTATTAAACTTTTACCAGTAGTGCCTGGCTCTGTCTGAATCCAGAACTGACTAGTTTGATCAACTACAAAATTATAACTACCACCACGTACCAAATAGATAGTTGGATTTGTTGTTTCGCCGTACGTTGGACTTAGTTTATAATCTGTTAACCCAGATTGTGTAACTGTAAAGTTTGCGTTAACTGGAACATCATTTGCACTAACTGCAACTGTTCCAGGACCACTTGGTAACCAGTAGTACTCTCCAAAGTTAATTAACTTATCGTAGTCACTGAAGCCACCCCAGTTATAATATTCTTGTTCAAATAATCTATCATGCCTTGTTGAATTACCGCCGTTAGCAGAAATGTTATTAATTAAATCATCATATGTTACAACAAATTCAATTTCATTATTCTTTTTATAAACTGTACTAGGCTCTAGTTGATAGTTCTGTCTGTTAACACCGACTGTACTGATGTATGGATCGTCGATACTATAACTAGGTCCTCGTCTTTTACCGACAAAGCCGTCAATACGTTCTAGGTTCTTACTATTAAGTAACTGATCTAGTGTAGCATGTAAGAATTTTTCGTTCTTTGTAGTCTGTAAAAACTTAGGTAAGAACGAACTGGATTTACGTTTAGCCATTAGTAGCCCCCACCGCCACCACCGCTACCGGATGATGTTGTTGTAATAGATGATGTTCCGCTTGTTGTTGCTGAACCTGTGTATACTTCGCCTGTTGCTTTAATGTTAGAAGCAGTAATAGAACCTATAATTGCTACATCATTAACTGTTGCGGCATTAACAAATATCTCATCATGCTCACAACTAATTTGATATAAACTACCAAACGCTTGTGTTCCACTTGTTGGAACAATTACAACACTATTTAAGAAAGGAGTAAGAGTGGTATGCAAGTAAGCACTTAATTCACTAAAGTAAAATGTTTCACCAAAGTCCCAGTTCTCAACTGCAAAATATTGATTAAGTGCGGCAACTAATTTTGATTTAATTTCACTGTCGCTAATATTGTATCCTGGGTTCTTAACTACTTTAAAACTTGCACGTAGATTTGAATCTGCTTTTAAACCAAATAGTGGCTTAAACTTTGCACTGTGCATTACAAGTGCATCACTTAAACTCTTATAACCTTCTAAACTACTAAACTGACTTCTTAGACTGTTTACTGTTGGCTTAGTAGGCAACATTATAGTTGCACTAGTATCTTGTACATATTCTGCATACGCATCACTGTAGTTTTGCGTTAGTAGATAGATGTCAATAATGTTACCCGGACTTGGATCAATACGTCTGTCATTGGGTGCATGGTGCGAGTAATGAAACTTAATTGCATCACGCCCGGTGCGTACTTTGTAATCTAAACTTTCAACTGTTGTCTTTGTTCCAGATGTATTACTAATAACATAAAACTTTTTATCAGTTACTGCATACAATACTTGATTGGTTAACAAAGTACTAACTGCCACATCAATGTCTGCTTTTGTTTCATATGTATGATTAACTGTTCCTGCTGGCATCGCAACATACTTGTCAAAGTTATCGTAGTCTGCTTGCCTCTTTAAAAATATAAATTTTCTATTTGCGGCAGCACCAGTTTCAACATCAGTGCCAACTACCATATCAAACACATCAGGATTATCAACAATGCCGTCATCATCTTGATCAGCAAAGGTTACTAATATTTTTGTATTGTCATTGTATCCATCTGATTCAGTAACAATATTGTAAATATTCCATTCAAGGTTTCTTATAAGAGGTGCCGCTGTTACTGGGTCTGCATTTACACCTAGTATGCTGATTGTATCTTTTCTTGTAAGTCCTGTTACCGGATCATACACTTTACTAGTTTTATCATGATAGAAACGTGTTTCTTGTTCACTAGTAAAAAAGTATTGAAGTCCTCTATACTCAACTGTGTAAGTGCTTCCGTCTGTTGTAAACTTAACTAACCAACTAGCATCTTTATTTGTATTTGACTTATCTTCTGCAAAGTCTCTACTAAAAGTATTAACTGTGCTAATATCTCTGTTTTCTATAACATACCATGTGTTATCCAAATAGTCAAAACCTATTGCAAAGTTTTTATGCTGTTTAATATTTGTAAACAGTGTACTTTCAAATGCACCAGGTAAATCTGACTTAAAACCTGGAAGTATAGTTTGTGCTATTGCAGTACTTGGAATGTTCTCGTTTAATCTAACTGCACCTGTCTGTGCAGTTACTAAACCATCTGCAGCACCGTTACCGTTATTATTAATGCTAACAATACCCGAGTATACATTTTTCATACTGCCAGGATGACTAGGTGATCCAGACATTAACGTACCGTTTTCCATAAAATGGAATCCTGTTGGAGCACTAAACTTTAGCATGCCTCCAACTTTAACATAACTTCTGTTGTTGCCAGATGCTGAACCAACTTCAAGAACTTCTCCGTCGTCGTTAGTAAAGTACCCTGTACTATAATTACTTCCAAAACTTACACGAGTCCAGTTAACATTACTTCCTGTTAAAAACTTACGTCCAAAGTTTGCAAAGTAGAAATGCTTCATTTCATTACTACGCAGTAACGGCTCAACAGTATTTTTAAGAACGTTAAAAACGTCGTTGTCTGTAACCCAAGTAAATGTTATATTATTTAAAAATTCGTTTCTATATAATGCACCATCATTTGCGTAAATATTTGTACTAGAGTACTTTCCAGTTACGTCTTTAACATCTAAGTATCTACTAATACCACTACTTGTTCTGTTTATACTTTTACTTTTGATAACATTATTAAAATTAGTTAATGGAAAGATATTATAATCCTCACCATTGATCATTCTATTTTGTGTATAATATTGCTGAGGTGCTTTTTTCTTAATGTCTGCTATTGTATCTCTTGAACTTGCATTATCAATTGTGTACTCTAAACTTAGTCCTACACTTAGTTCTTCAATTGAACCAGTCTTACTAACATAACTTATATTAAGTTTCATTCCATTAATGTCATTTGGCTTAATACGATATGATCTTCCGTTACTTGTACGATAGAATGTACGGAAACTTCCGTTTGGAATATCTGAAAATACACCATCTCCAAATACTAAATCTATCTGATCGTTTGTTCTACTGTTGACTGCAAACAACGAACGTACATTTTCACTTAAACTATTATAGATAACATTGTTACCTGTAATTGCAGGAACTTTAGTCCATTCTGTACCAGCAGTTGCATCAGCATCAAGGTTGAACAACCATACGTCGTCATTGTTAATTCCATTAACATCGATGCTAACAATACGATTTGACAATGCGTTACCTAACTGAAACTCTGAAGTTTCAAGTGTTCCTTGCTTGAAGTAAAAGAAGAACCCAGTATTACTTGATCCTGCACCTTTACCATCTTGTCTATAAAATGTATTAAATGTATTACCGGGCTTAGGAGATGCTTCATACACATACTCCTTGCCTTGGAATGTACCATTAACAACTTCAAACGTCATACTCTGTCCGGCAACATCTGCAACAAACGGTATAGCAGGAATTGTGTCTGGTATTAAATTAATTTGATATATTTCAGTTTTAATTCCGCTTAGTGTTCCACTTAGTCCTGGATTACCAAAACTCTGAGACGAAGTCATTGCAGCATTCATTATTACTGCGTAATGCTCTAAGTAGTCTGGATTTGTGCTATCGTTCCATACAATATAACTATCTGCTAAGTTACGACCTGTACTGTCAAAAACATTTTCTGATGTCTGAATACTTGTAATTTTTAGCATGCCTCTTGCAGGCTGATTACGCTTTGGATGGTAACTTAGTAACTTTGCTAAACGTAATACGCTATCACGTCTTTGTGCTGTTTCTAAGAAGTTTTCTCTTGCGTTAAGATCTTGTCTAAATGCAAGACTTTGTCCAAAGTATGCAATAAGATCCATAAGTGCAATAAATTCACTACTCTCAATGTAATCATTAAAATCTTCTGGATAGTTATTACGAAGATATTGTACCATAGTTGTGCGAAGTGTTTCAAAGTCGTAACTCTGAAAATCTGCTTCTTTGAATGTTTGATAAATCTTTGTCCAGTCTTCTGAAACAAATAAACTATTTTGACGTTCACTAGTGCTCATTTAAATATACCCAGTCCCTTATATTGTAGTATTTATGCGTTTTATAAAGTGCGTATATTAATATGTTGCTTTGCCACTTTGTCCATCAAACGATACTATCATGTCTTCTGCTTGGTTACCTTCAACATATGCTATTGATAACTCTACTTGTAATCCGTGTTCCCACTCTGCAACATCTAATGACCGTAATACCACTCTAGGATCTGATTCTACTATGCTTTGTAAATTTTCAATTACTGCATAGCGTACTTCATCAGTAAATGGATCAAATATGTAATCCCATACTACACAACCAAACCCAGGGTTCATTAAGCGTTCGCCTAATCTAGTGTTAAAGTGATTTATAAGATCAGCACGAATCAGAACCTGATCTGTTGCCGCAGTATCTACGAAATCTCTTCCAATGCTTGTATAACCGTAATAGTTTGCCATATCAATATTTACCTGTTGTTTTTTTAGTCTTCTGCAAGTCTGTCAGGACTAGCAGTAACGATTTCTGCTTTATAAGGTGCTAGGTTTGATATCTTGTCGCCTAGTCTAGCAATAGGCTTATCATTGGCAAGCACGTTCGGACTACCAGTAATAATTTCACCTTTGTGTCCACAATCAGTTAAAACTAGGTCTCCTAGTCTTGCAGTACCTTTGTTGTTTGTTATATCATCGGCACTAGCAGTAATAATTGTTCCGCCTACTACTTTAGGTATATGACTTGGATGATAGCACGTACCAAGTGTTCTATCGCCTAGTCTTGCTACTGGTCTACCCATTATGCGGCTCCTGTATCAAGCCATTTTCCGTTAGTAAAAATCTTCTTTGAGATACTTGTGATTGCACTTGGTCGTGGTGCCTCAACAACACCTCTTCTTTTTGCCACATCTGCAAAGTCATCTACACCAAACTTATTGTTTAAATTGGTTTCGCTTCCATACACTCTTGTTACTCTAGGTGCTTTTGCAAACGACTCGATTGTTTCACTAACGCTAGTTGGTAACGAAACACCAAATTTATCAGCAATGCTTGTAATTTTTACATCAACATTTTCTATAATGTCTCTAAACCCTAAACTCTTATCAACACCAGCTAAAGACAAACCACCCGCTGAATCAACTAATTTTGACACTGACGGAAGTTTTAATCCTCCGGTTGCGGCTGATTTTACTCCAGCCATCATATCGCCATCTATACCAGCAAACGTACCGAGTGCTCCGCTAGGGTCTCCCATACTAAGTGCATCACCTAATGCACCCGGCGTTTTAATTCCTTGTGCTTTAAGAATATCAGTTTCAAGTCCCATAGATAACTTGTCTTTGTTACCTGCTGATATTTGCCCTAGTTCTGCTTTTGCTTCTAGTATTACTTTATCTAGTTTTGCAAGTGCAACTAATTCATCTGCACTTCCTAAGGCTAACGAGTCAAGTCCGCTTTTCATAGCACCAACACTGCTTAATGCTACACTTGCCACTGCCTTAAGATTAGTAGTTGCTTTTCCAACTGCGGCACTAAGACTAATAGGAATAAGAGGACCGCCAAACACTGGAATATCTGCACTAGGATCTGCTGTTCCTTCTGTAGGCTCAACAATCTTTTCTTTACCGTTTGGAAAGCGTTTGTCAATGTCAGCAATTCTACCATACAACATTATCTGATCGCCGTTGTAAGTAACTTCTTTTTTTGGTAACTTATAATCAATGTTAAAATTAACAAGTTTTAAGTTTGGTTTAATCATATGATTTTTCATTATACTGCTACTACTCCTTCTGGAAGTTCTTCAACTTTTGCACCATAACGTTTGTTTAACTGTGCTTCAGTTCCGTACACTCTAATTAATGTTGTCTTTTCTGTAAACGGATCTTCATTGTCTCCTGCAGAGAGGTTTCTTACCTGTACTGTTTCAGTAACATCTCTAAAAGGCTTTTTACGATCAATGTTAAAATTAACCAGTGTACCGTTATCTTGTATACGTCTAGTGTGTCTTGGTACTTTACTTTTAACTTCTTTAGTTGCTTCGCCTACAGTACCACTTGCTTCGAACTTACTGTTAAGCATTGCTTCTTGTATTCCTTTACAACTTAGTCCGCCTGTAACACTAACCATGTCGCCTAATTTTACCATTGCTATATCTAGTTTTTCTTCTGCCTTTGTCATAGCATCTGCAATAGCATCACCCGGTGACTTTAGTTCTGTTATTGGATCTCCAAACGCATCATACGTTGCGTGGCCGTCTGCGTCCATAACTGGCACTGGTATTTGTATTCCTGTTCCTGCCGCTGCATTTACTTTAGTTGCTTTGCCTTCAACTGCACTCATATAATCAATAAATGCTTGTTCAAGTTTATTCTTCATATCACTTTTACCTGCATCAGTTAGTTCAGTCAGTAGTGCATTTACCTGATCAATTTTGCTAGTTGCAGTTTCTTTAGTAGCAGCCATACTACTAATTGCTTCAGTTAATTGTCCTGTTGCGTTTTGTGTTTCAGTTAGCATTTCCGCAGTCTTTACTTCTGTCTCTGCCGCAGTAATTGCTGTTTTAATATCAGGTGTGATAGCACCGATAGTTCCCATAACATTACAGGAATCGCCACCTAGTTTAAGTGTTTTGTTTGCACTTGCTGTTAGTTTTGTTAAGTTTGTCGCTACGTCTGCATCCATATCAAAATTAAATGCTTTGCCTCCAAAGCTGAAAGCCATTGTTAGTCTCCTCTACTCCACGGTTCGTGTTCCGGTACAACGTTAGCAATACTACTCAACACATCTTTGTTATTATTAGATGTTACTAAGTCATTTGTTGTTGGTGTTGATGCCACCGTTGCTTCTGGTCCGTTATGATGTATGTCACTGTCTAATGCAGTAAACTTTTGATCTTCAGCAGTCCTGACATGTAAAGGTCCTTCACTTTGTAAGTAAGTTCCTTTTTCACTGACTGCATCGATTGTTCCGTCTTCGGCATGTATCTTAACTGCCGCTTCTTTGGATTTTATATGTACATTTTTATCTGCTTCAATATTAATGTTTCCGCCTGCTTGTACATTAAAACTTCCTTCACAATGCACACTAAAGTTTCCAGCACTAAACATATTTGTATTTCCAGTGTTATCCATTTCAATCCAGGCATTACCACTTGCAGTTGCAACGTAAACAATACCCTTCTTGTCGTCCATTAATATTTGATGTCCAGTGCTAGTACGTAATCTCATTATGTTACTGTCGCCGTTTGCATCTCCATCATCCATTATAAACATATGTCCTGGCAAACGTTTTTTAACTTTTAGATCTTCGGCAGTTGCAGTACCTTCTTCCATTCTTGCTTTTAAAGCTGCGTTTGTAGCAGGATCGGTGTTAACTGATCTACCCGGGGTACTAATACCATATACTGCACTATTGTTCTCTCTTTGGCTACTACTAAAACTTTGTCCACGTACAGTATCACTTAGTAGTCCTTGTTGTTTAAATATTTTTAATAGAGGAATGTTAACTGGTCTTTTTACGATACCTGGTGTACTTCTGTCTTTGTTGTTATACTTTACGTTTCTTTCAATGACGGGTAGAATATCTTTGCCTGATACTGCCGCTGGTAATAAATCAGCAACTTCTGGACTTTCTAACCAGTGTTTACTACTTGGTATTCCTGGCGTCATATGATTACTCATATCGTCAATTAAGCAACCTATACAAACACCTTTGTCTCGCAGACCCTCAAGGAAAGCGACAACAACTCTTACTCCAGGATCTGGAGGTGACATCCACATTCCGTAACTGTATATTCCTTCTGCTTCGTCTTTACCTATATTGCTTTTGTCAGTCTTTCCATAGTATGGTGTACACCATTGCACAGGTATCCAACTGTTTGTTGCAATTTCTGGTCCGCCAAATGCTGGAATGTAAACTTCAACTCGTCCTGTTCTTAGCACGTCACTGTTGTTTTTAATAATTCCTTCGTATGGTCCAGCATCAACAATTTGACGTTTCTTATGTACGTCAAGGTCAGGATCGTTTCTATTAATATATCTTTGTTCTGTACTCATGTTGCTATAGTCCTAGCACTCTTTAATAACGCACTGCCGGCTTTCTTTGCCAATCCTGTCGCTTTAGGTTTCCAATTCTCCTCTGCTCCGGAAATTGCCATTATATCACCTATCTCTTTAACGTTACCATTTGGAAATGCTTTTCCTATGCTACCGGCTTTATCTATTGCACTCTGTACTGCGTTAGATCCTGTAATTGTTTTGTCAAAGTCATCCGGTAAGGCATTAATACTTTCTAGACCTTTTGGCAATAACTTTGCTGTTGCAGGAGGAGCATTCATAACTAGTGTATCTACTTTTTGATTTATTTCTTTTACAGTCTCAACACGCTTTGCAGTTTCGCTTGAATCAACTAAGTCAGATAGTTGCTTGCCTCGTTCTCTAATTGCTTTTATATTTTGAGTAAACTTACCACCTTGGAACTTACTTGTTACTTCCATTGCTTTGTATATGCCATTCATTGTAGGTGCAGTAACTTCTGCCAGTCCATCCTTGTCATGTCCAAACCCATAATACAATCCAGTTTCGGTATTAATGTCTACTGGGTTCCTAAAGCTCATCGATATATGCCATTCTCTGTCTGGGTTCAATGATCTGTCATTCAAATATGTAGGTGCTTCGTATGTCATTAGTCCAATTCGTTTTAGATCATCTTGGTGTATAAAACAAGGATCGCCTACAATTTCTAATGATGCTTCGATTAAATCTGCACCATTTGAGAATACTTCTTCCATAAAATTATCAACAAGCAATGCTCTTGGATCACCTCTTGGATCACTAATACCTTTTGAACTTCCAATGTCTATTGTTGATTCTTTAACAAACGGAGCAATAGTACTAACAGAGTTGGCGTCAGTTTTAGCCAAGTTGCCTGAGGCAAAATCTGATGGGTCGTACTGTGCTTTTTGCGATGGAGTGTTCTTTGCTCTTGGAGCTATTTGGTATAAGTTTTTTTGATAGTAAGCAGAATTAAACTGAATATCAAAGTTTAGAAGATCGTCGTTCTGTCCTGTGTACAAGTATTTATAGTCTTTAATAACGTCAGTAATCGGAGCCTGTCCAAAGTTCTCAAAGTCTTTTCCGTACATGTTATACTTTTTAATTACGTATTCAATTCTTCTTGCAAAACAGTTACGTTTGGTATCCCACTTATCAAACAGTGTAATCTTAGGAACAATTCTGTAAAAGTTAATTGGAGTATCTTGATTCTCTTTATACTCTGAAAACTGCTTGTCAGGCACTAATGCTAAGTTATCTGCTTTTACTTGATTAGTCATGTACGAACTTGTTTTTATAACACTGTGAAGACACTGAATAATGTTTGTTCCTGCTCGTATTGTATAACTCTGAACTCCCTCATCATACTGAAAGTTCTTTAATAGTTGTCCCATTGCTTTTTTGCGTGGGTCATTTTCATTTTTAGTTTTTCTTATTTCAGTTAGGTCTTGTGACATAATTGTTGCTGAGCTAATATCTGGATCAACTGTAAACACATATTCATCTGGAAAAAGTTTAGTTCCTTGCTTAACTTGTTCAGCCTCAATAAGATTAAAGTACCCTGCAAGTCCGCCTTCAACGGTATCAATTTTTTTTGTTGTTGTTGGAGGAGGGTTAGTAGAAAAATCGCTAAAATCCGTTTGTACTCCAGGAACTGTGTTGGTTGTAACAGTTTGAACACTGTTAATCAAGAAGCTTCCAACAGTAGTTGCATCAACTCTTACATCAGTTTTAATTGTTGCTTTAGTATTTTCTAATGCTAAACTGTGATAAGAAACCGCAGTAACATTATATACTGTTCCAGCTTCTGTAGCACCAAATTTAAAATCTGTTATCTTAATCGGAAGGTATCGGGTTGATTCAGGCTGAGCTCCTTCAATTAGCAAACCGTCCTTGTCATATCCTTTGAAGCTAATCTTTAGCAGGTACGGTTGGTTAGTGTAATTGTATCCGCCCATTTCTTTACACGCCATAACCATTGCATTAAGCAATGTCATTCCATACGGCTCTGTTATTGTAAAACTAATTTCAACGTTAGTACTTCCAGCATTTCCGCCACTTGGTGCTATAACAGAAGTAAGTTCAACATCATCAATGAAGTAATCTAGTTGAAAATATCTGTTTCGCATCTTCTGTCCGCCACCACCTGACTTAATTAATAAACGTCCTGGCAACTCTTCGACTCTAAAAGTCTCGTCATTAATAATACTATTATAGTCATTCACACCTAGTACAAATAATTCAAGGTGGTATGTATAACTTGCATACTTGTGTAATACATTTCGTTTTATACTTGAGTCAGTTTTAGTTTGGTTTTTTGTATGCTGACGTACTAATGGAACATGTGCAGAATCATCTACATAAGATACTGTACCAGGAAGACGCACATTTTGATCTGCGTTGTCTTTAGACATTTCGCCATAATCGCCGTCGTCACCCGGTAAGTCAACATCTTCTTGGGCAGCAGCTGCATCATCATTGTTTGTTTTATCAACTGCCGGCTTTACTTTGCCAGAATCTGCAAACTCTTCTGCCTGCCACGTTTCGGCTCGTTGATTTGTGCCAATATTTTCATCACCGCCTGTACCAGCACCGCTAACACCTTGTGACTTTCCACCGGGTCCACCGGTAAGTTTGTTCATAACATCCATTGCTTTGGCTGCATCTTTATTAAATGCTGCCTTCTCAGAAGCGGGAAGCATACTTCCTATCCCGTTAAGTAGGTTTCCAAAAGCCATGCTATAGTCCTAAGTCGTTAAATAGTCGTTCTTGATCTGGTAGGAAAATACTAGTTCCTCTTTTCATGTCCCAAATAGGATCATGTATTACGTTTGGATTACGTTGTGCAAACACCCACCACAATTTTGGATTGTCGTATAAGTCACTTGCTAATAAGTCTGGACGATATTCATATGTACTGTTTATTGTTAATATCTGATCGCCTGGTGATGCACTAATAGGTCTCGGTGTTAATACTTGTAACACTCCGTTACTATTTACTCCTGTTTTAAGATAAGGACTAGTGATGCCATATGCCATTAGTAGTTTTCCTTTATATCTAAATCTTGTAGGTTTAATAATTCTTCTTCATAGTACATTGTATGGTATTTGTATGCATCTGCTATATCTAGACTGTGTAGAATAATTAGTTGCATAAGAAAAATTACAGCCAATGCTTTAATAATAGTATTCAACATTAGATGAATCCTCTGCTACTACCTGCGCCGCTTGCTAGTGTATCTAACCCAAATTGGCGTAGCTCATTTCTACTGTAAACTGGCGTTACGCCAATAGATATTTCTGTCTGTCTTGGTACACGAGTAGTTCCTGGAGAACTGTCAAAGCCACCTGCTGATAGTCCTGGTATTGTCATATAGTCAACTTCACT